AAAGTTCTTCGTCAGGCGTCTGATATGGATGTCCGTAGGCCGATAAAGGAGCTGCAGGACGAAGCTTCCAAAAAGGGAAAAGAGATTTCGGAGGAAGAGATGGGTACCGAGAAGGGCGACGGAACTGCCTACACCCCCGGTAGCGATGATCATGACATCTCTGCTTCTTCCCGCGCTGGCCGAGTTAAAATTGCGATTACTCGTAGTAAAACTCTGGTGGCTCATCACGTTGATTACGGCCCGATTTTCCACGCAGTTCCCAGTAAGGCTATCCGTAACGATCCGGCTGCACTTCGTCGTTTAGCTAATCGAGTTTACGGTTTGTGCGTAAGCGATGGTTACGCAAAAGCTGCGGAACTGTGTAATGCTCAGCTTCTACCTTCGGTTAACGCCGGAGTGGATGACGACGTTGAGCTGGACAGCGTAGAGGATGTGTCTCCCGCTTCCAAGGGCGTTGATCAGGACGGCGAGAGTGATGTTCGTGAAACCTACGATGACGGGGATTCTACCGTTCTGACCGGAGGGGAAGTGGACACTCAGGATAAGCCTGAAACAATTACTGCTAAGCGTAAAGCGGTAGCGCTTCATGCCAACCTTCGCAGGAGAATGTCCAAGGACATTCTGGATGATGCAGAAAATGTAAACCGTCCGTCGGAGACGAAGCCTAAAAAGCCTTCGATGGATGTTACTGACGGATCTACTACCAATTCTAAGGAGCAGCACTCCGCTCCTGGAAATAGCTCTCTGGATAAGTACGATAACGACATCCGTAAGGCTCAGAAGCACATGACGCAGATTTATGCTAAGCGCATGGAGAAGCGTGTTGCAGAAGAGAAAGAGGCGTTCGTTCGTAAACTTACCCGGGCGATGCGAATTGTATCTACCCGGATGCGCTTGAACCACATTGAACATCCGTTGAAGATCGCTTCTGTAGATGTTTTGGCGTCTGAGGGTGGTGAGATTGAATTTTCCGATTCTGATATATTCAGCGGAATGGATGTTAGCGCTGCGGTTGAGCTTACTGAGTTGATCATGCATGAGGGTCAAGACGCTTTCCTTAAGTCTGTTTTGGAGAAGTCCGCAGACCTGATGGAAAAGGACGACAAGTATCTCAGTGATATTGAATCTGATCTTTTCGATCAGGCTCCGATACCCGTCAGCGTTGATAGCGCATCTCGGAAGTCTTCTTCACAGCGTCGTGCTGCAAATAAGCGCACGGAAGCGGTGGATGGTAGTAATTTTGATGGAAATAATGGGCACCCTGTACCTCGCCCTGAACAGTTCACAACAAACGCAAGTGTTTCAAACGCGCTGGGAGGTGATACCCGCATAGGCCGCAGGCTTGGTAGGTATCAAAGGGGTCAAGCGCGTTAGAAACACCATACGAGCAAGAGGAGTTTGAAAATGTCATTTTCTCCCCGTATGGAGGCATTCAGAGTAAGTACCCGAGCAATCGGTATTGATCTGATGCGCTCCGTGTACACTCGTAATCTCGGAACTTACGTATCCTCTCCGGTTGCTACGTATCGCGCAGGTATGCTTGTTGAGCTTGACGGCCAACAGCAGATCCAGGCGGCAGGTACGGATGGCGACACGACGGACTGCGTTCCTTTCGGGTGGACGAAGTACACAAAAGCCAACACGCTGTATGCGACAGTGGTGGATGAGGCAGTTACGCTTAACGGCGTTGTTGCATCCAACCTGAAGCATGCAAACCTCTGGAACGTCTCATCTGCAAAGGGTGTTAAAGTGGCAAGTGCCGCTGGGGTAGTTTACACCGAGACTACCGACTATACGGTGAACTACACCAATGGTCAGGTAACTCGTGTAGTATCCGGTACCGGTCCTGCTGACGGTGAGACTGTGTACGTAACGTACCAGTACCAGGTAACTGAGCAAGAGCTGAAGTTTGAAGGTCGTAACTTCTGGAACTTCCTGAATGACGTAGACATTCAGAACGGCTTGATCTCCGTCATCACTGACTGGTCCATCATCTTCACAACGCAATACGATCCCACCGCTGCTTACGCTGTAAACAACAAGCTGTATGCAGGTTCAAAGCTGACAGGTACAGCCGGTCTTGTTAGCAAGACTCTGACCTCCAATCCGATGGTTGGGCGCGTATTCCAAGTTCCTACCGCAGACGATCCCTTCTTGGGTATTGTATCTGCCGGTGGACCAAGCACACTGTAGAAAGGAGCGGTAATCATGGGAAATCCATATAAGAGAATCAGCAAGAATCGCCGCCCCGTCTCTGCCAAGTCCGCGCAGAGAACTTCAGGTGGTGCTCGTCGTCAAGCCGCAGCAGCTCCTCAGGGTCAGCCTGAGCGCATGGCGGTACGTCCTCGCAAGAACCTCACTGCCAGACGGCAGGAAGGTCTCTTTGAGGGAGACGGCTCCTTCAACCCGCAACGTTATGACCGTGCGACCACTCGTGGCGTAACGGCTTCCCGCACTGACCGTCGCATGTTCGACGCTCGCGGTGAAGTCAACGCCTATGATCGCCGGGATGCAATGACCCAAATTCATCAGTTGATGAACGAAGTCACCAAGAAGAACGCTGCCGATCTGTCCTTCTATCGCCCGGAATCCGACCAGAGGGTTTCCAAGGAAGCTCGCCGCGACATCCTCGCTGCAGCTCTCACGGATCCTACTCAGCAAGGTTTCCACATTGTCGGTGAAGAGCTTGCTCTGCCGATTAAGGCGATCCTGGACTACGAGGGCTTTGCCCGTAAGGTATTCCGTGTGCGGAAACTTGCCCAGGCTGAGCTGTTCCGTATTCCTGTGGACATCCGTTCCACGGCGTGGGTAGTTGGTCAAGATGGTCAGACTCCTGAGAGTCGCATCAAAACCAAGTGGATCACTCCTCCGGAATGGAAGGTGACCTCGTTCCCATCCATCGACATCATGGACATCTACCAGATGAACTTCGATGTTCTGGATCGTGCACAGGACACTGCCCGTCAGGAAATCGAGCTGCAGGAAGACAAAGCTGCCATCTCCATCATTGATGAAGCTGCGCAGACCGAGAATGCAGTTACGACTTTCGGTTCCCTCGGAATTTCGGCATTTGAAGATGTTCGTTTCCAGGTTGAGCGTCACCGTTTGATGGTGGAGAACTTCCTCATCAACCGTGCGGAGCTCTCCGACATCGTGAAAACGATGGCGAACCAGGTTGATCCTGTTACCGAGCGTGAATTGATTCTCGCCGGTTACGTGGGCAACATCTTGAATGCTCAGATTCTGACAGCCGCTGGTACAGGCGTTGAGGAAGTAATTCCTGCAGGTACCTTCTACGCGACAACTGGTGCTGACTACATGGGTGAGATGGGAGTTCGTATCGAGCTCTTCTCCGAGCCCTACAACAAGTACAGCCATCAGGAGACCGTAAAAGGTTGGGCGTTCATCGAAATGATCGGTTTCGCCATCGCCAACGCACGCTCCTGCGCTAAGGGTCAGAAGTAGTCTGCCTCTTGTTCGCTTTTGGGGAGGGTTCCTCCAGGAACCCTCCCTGTTTTTAACCCCGAGTAATCGGGAGGTTGGGTAATACCCTGGTACTTTAAGGATTCGATATATGGTAAGGTCATCAGGCTCTAAGATACCAGTATTTGATCCTAAAGGTGACGATATCCTTTCTTATGTCACCCCTTCCAGGGCAAGAATTTTAATGAAAAGCGGTAGAGCCCGTGTTAAAACCATGGAGCCTTTTACCATTAAACTCGCAAGAGATCCCAGGGAGGATAAAATGTCAAATCAACGAAGAGTAATCACCAACTTCACCAAGTACTTTGAGAAAAAGCGTGATGTTTACGTCCAGAACGTGACGAATACGCAGTTGTCCATGCAATTCCAGATGGCACCCGGCATGGTCGAGGGTCAGCTTTTGCCGAAGAGTCGTCATCCGCTGAATCTTACTCAGATCGTACCATTTCATGCCATCGAATCGTCAATGGACCTTCGAAAGCTCGTAAACCGTAATCCTCCGGCGCTTCGCCTCATCGAAGAAGATGAGTACCTGGAGTACTACGACGAGCTGGCTGAAGAGAACGGGATCAGCCGTGATGAGGCGATCTACGACGCGCATTCTTACCAGAGTGCGCTGAACAGTAAGCAGGTATTTACCAATCCTACTCCTCCACGTCGTACAACGTTGGAAGAGGAGGCGGAGGCCCGCAACCAGGAGCCGCCAGATCCCCAGGATAAGTTAACTGCCCGTGTTATAGGTATGTGCAACCAGACCGGAGATAGCATCCCTGAGTCTCAGAGAATGGGAGCCCGTGAGATGCTGGATGAGGCACGAGCGCTTAACGCAGGTGGTTCTCTAACGATTGCCGACCTGGAATACCTGCAAGGTAAGGGTTACCATAAAAGTGTAACTAAGTGGGCTGCTAAGGAATTGCAAGATCGATTGGAAGGCCCTTCAGTACCCGCCGCACCGGTTGGCGAACCTCCTATTTCTTAAGCTTCTCATAATTCCATTTCCGTTTTAGATTTCCAACATAGAGTTGTGTTATTCTATAGATAATTAGGATACGTACGTTCAAAACGAGGTAATAATATGGGTTGTTTTAGAAGACGTGAAGTAGAAGTTTCCTTGGCTGTTGGCGAGGAGATAAGAATAGCTGATGCTCCGATTAGTGAGCCTGTCAGAAACCTATCCATCCAGATTGTCCCTTGGACGAAGGGGTCGAAGCTCCCCGGTGCCTCCGGTACTATCAATTGGGAGGTCTTCTACGGAGGCGGTCATGACCTTCCTGCGCGTAGTCCTGCACCTTTTATTTACGGTAACGGAGTGAGTAAGGGTAGCGGTACCTTGGCTGCAGGGGCCACGGCGCTTCCGGTGACAGTACACACTGATGCTGCGATTCTCGATCAAGACCGGGTATTGCGTGCGGATACTATGGAACTTTTGCCGCATGCAGGCACTGCGCGTGCCATTCATTTGGAGAATACTCTTAATGTTGGAACGCTGAATTGTAAGGTCATTTTCATTTCCGAGACCGTTTCGGAAGTAAATTAGGAGGACACTATGGAATCTTTGATTGAATATTGGCCCTATATCGCGTTGGCGGTAGTGGTAGCGGGAATCACCCAGGCGTTGAAAAAAGCGTTTACCAAGTTCTTTACTAACAGCGTTGTGGGTATGCGGATCCTACCATTTGTCCCTATCGTACTGGGCATGCTGGGTGGTCTTTTACTGCCATTGGAGACTATCACCAACGATCTTTTGGTTGGTGGTATGCTCGGAACGTTGTCCGCTTCTATTTATAAAATTGTAACGAGGACACTGGCGAAAAAGGCAACACTCGAAGCGAGATTGGAGTAGCCATGTCTTGGTTGAAACGCGCATGGAGCTGGCTGAAGAAGAACTGGAAGTGGGTGGCCGGTGGTGTCACTATTATTGTTATGGCCGCATTGGGTGTTTCATATAAGCGCAACCTCCGTAAGTCTGAGTTGAACCGTAACAAGATCAAGGTTCTTAAGGCTGAGCGGGAGGTAGCCAGACTCGAAGGTCAACGTGACATTATTAGAAAGCAGGAGTCTGACGTTGAGGGTAACATTGAGGTTATTGACGGGCGTATTGCTGCGAAGTCGGATGAGATAAAAAACTCTCGTAATGAAATTGATCGTCTGACCGCTGAGGAGAAGCTCAAGCGGTTTAAGGATTTAGGATATTAGTATGAAAAACGGAATATCAGACGCTGCGTTAAAGCGTATGGCCCAGTATTGGGATGATAAGTACGACGAGCACCCGGGTAGCCAGGATGTACCAACTGAACAAGAGGTTGAGTACATGCGTACGGATGATACTCATCCCATGTATGACGAAAAGTATCATGCGGAAGTAAAAGATTCTGAATTACAGGATGACGCAGATACTTTGTATGCGTACGCATACGAGGGGTTGGCGGAGGCATTGGCGGGGCCAGGTTATAAAGGCGCACGCGGTCGTGTTTGGGATATGATCATGGAAGATCCAGAGTCTTTTTTACGTAAGGCTTTTGAGGAGATCCGGCTGTACGAGGAGTAGTCTTGAAGTTTTTTGTATCGATAGCTTTATTGGTTTTTTTGGTGTCACCTTGCAAGGGTGTATGCCAGGAACCAAGTTCTACGCTGTTGGAGAACAACGGAGTTCAAGGTTATTGGTTTCCGATGATGGTAGGTGACCGACTTTTGAAGGATGTCACCGAGCTTAAGTTGTTGAGGGAGAAGCTAACACTAATTGACGCGAAGTTGGAAGCTAAGGATAGCTTGATAGATTTGCTGCGGCAGGATGCGGCAGCTTCAGAAGCTATTGCGTCTAAGTGGAAGCTAGCTTTTGAGGAGCAAGTCGAGGTAACCCACTCCCAGCAGAAGTATTACGAGGCTGAAATAGAGTCTTTGAAAAAATGGTATCGATCTCCAGTCTTATGGTTCAGTGTTGGGGTTATTGTAACTGGTGCCCTAGCAGTTGGGTTGAACTACGGTCTGGCTGAAACTAGAAATTGAGGAGAATAAGATGTCAACTTTGGATATTTCAGGAAAAATGACCTTTCCAGGATCCCCCGGTGGTGCGGACACGCAGGTTCTCATTGGGGCTCCCACCCTACAGGTAGGGACTGGAACGACGTGCTCAACAACTGGATTGTCTGGCTTGAAAGTAAGCTACAACGAGAAAGCTGAATTCGAGCTGAACATCTCGGCATCCGAGGTGCGTGTCGTTAACTTTGGTTCTATCAGTACCGCCAAGCTGCTGTATATTGGAACTACCCAGGCTATCACCTACAAGTTGAACGGTGGTTCTGAGGTATTCCAGTTGGCGGCAGGTGGATGCCTGTTGAGCGTTCTCGGCAGCGTAACCGAGCTGGAAATTACCGGTGGGGCCCAGGACGCTAGTGTCTACGCGTTAGTACTCGGAGACTAGTCTATGATTATTCAGCCGGGTCTTGAGCAGCCGTCAGTAGCGAGCATGTTTGAATTAGCTCGTACGAACTCCGTTCGTCGAGTGGATGTTCAACTTCAGGATGTTACGGGTGCTCCTATCGACATCGAAAAGTCTATGTCGTCCGGAGGAGATCCCACGGGTGCTCTTGACTTGGAAGTAACCGACCTTGGGGGTCACACTATCTACCAGGAGTCGTACTGGCCGGTTTGCATGACCAGTGTTGATAAGCGTATCAATAATCCGGCTACGGGTAAGTACTATATTGATTACGGCACGGAGACAGGGGAGACTCAGGGAATTTGGCCTATCCTGTTTAACTGGCACTCCAGGCAGAATGCTGCAGCCGAAGACGTGTATCGAACGCAGGTCCTGGAACTTGTATCTCCGCGTGTACTGTCTTTGTTGCCGACACTCCGCCTGATGATTGACAAGACGGTTAAGCCGAATCTACCGGAGAAGTATTGCTTCCTGGGGTACACGGACGGAATGTTGGTAGCATTTTTGAGGTTGGGTCTTCATATGATTAACGAGTACCAGCCGTATCCAACCTTCACTACGTTGGATTATTTTCCATTGGAGACCTTTTCCAACGTATTGATTAAGGCTGCTATGTACCAGGGTATCATTAGCCAGACTCTTTTTGCTATCGACACTGACGTACCTCAATACTCGGACTCAGGGCACTCGTTCGTTCTACAGCACGCAACTCCGCTGGCAGCATTCGTGGATAAGCTTAAGCAGGAACTCGACAAGATCATTCCTCAGTTTAAGTTGAGATTTGTAAATTCTGGTACGGTGTCAATCGAAGCCAGGATGGATATGGCCTTCCAGATGCTCCTGTCCACTGCGCCGTATGGTTCACTGTTCAGGAATATGTGGCAAGGCGGGGGTTGATACTAAAGGAGGCCGTAGAATGCCTGGACCGAAAGATAACGAAATTGATAAAGCGGTTGACCGAGTTTCAATGATGAAAAAAGCGGGGTTTTCCCCTGCGTGGATACTGCTTCTAACCATCGCGTCTTCTCCGGGATTCTATAGCTATTTTTTCGACAAATCCACCGAGGTTGCACAGGCCAGAGCTGAGACTGCCGAGAAGAAGGCAGATGTATCTTACGAAGTTATTGTGGCTGAGATCAAGGAATTGAGAAACGACAATGCGCAACTCGCTCAGAGGGTTCAGAATCAGCATGCGGTAATAATGATATTGTTGCAGAAGGGTGTAGGTTCGGAGAATATGGATATGTCAGCAGTTGACGACATAATAGGTACTCCAGTCTACCGTAACGCGCCTCGTCCTCGCGGTGAATCTAGGAATCTATCCCGTGGACCAGAACCATCTCCCGTCGCAGAGTTGGTCCCGCCTGAGGTTTTGGAAGATATGGTTGAGCAGCGTGTAGATCAAGAGCAGCGTAAGGCGCTACCGCCTAAACTGGATGGGTTGATGAAGCATGGTAACTGAACTTAAGCCGGATTTATATGACCCAGCTAACCCTGATAATTATAAGTTCGTAAATTTATTTGATGACGCAAAATGGAAAAAGCTCATTAGAGAGTACGACGAGGGTA